CAAAGAACTCTGAATACCTTATGGTCGAGATTACTCTCTATGAAATATTATATCATAGTTAATAATCTCACTCAATGAAATAAAAATTGAAAGAGAGGATATAATATGGAAAATAATTTAATGGTTTTTGAAGAACAACAGGTTGAAGTTTTTGAATTAAATGGTATTGTTTATTTTAATCCGTATCATGTAGGAAATTGCTTGGGTTTAACAAAGAGTGCTGTAAAGATGGCAATTTGTAAAATGAATAAGAATCAAGTTACTAAGTTAACTAATTCGAAAGTCAAAGATATTGACTTTCGAAAATTAAATAATACAGGAGAGAATTTCCTTACAGAGAGTGGAGTTTATAAGTTGGCTTTTAAAAGTAATAAGCCTAATGCCGAAAAATTTTCGGATTGGGTAACTGATGAAGTTCTCCCCTCCATAAGGAAAACAGGATTTTATTCAACAGAGAAGGCGGAACAGCTTAAAATTCAGGAGCCATATAAATTAGTCAAGAAGTTCTACAATGGCAATCCAGTTATGACATTGAAGGACTTGGAATTCCTTATAGAAACTTCAGTGCATACTATTGGCTATATTCTTAAAAGCAATAATAATTTTGCTATTGGAACAAATTACTTTCTTTTAGAAGGTAGAGAACTTAAAAAGTTTAAGAAAGACAATGAGCTTTCTCCATGGATAGGTTCCTTAATTGTTATTCCCAAACAGGGAGTTGATAAATTGTTGAATTTGCTATTGCTTAAACCTGCAGGGGAATTAAGAGAAACGTTTGAAAGATATTTTGAGTTGGAAAACCAAGTGCCACAAAGTAAGAACAAGGCACCAATTTTGGAACAGCTTCAGGCTTGCAAGTTTATTGCTGATGACATGAAAATCGGGGAGGCAATAAAAATGTCCATATACAAGATGATTTGTGAGAAGAATGGGATTGACACTGATATTGTGGGTAAAATGGAATATAGTAAAAAGCTTGATAAAGAACTTGTGAAAATTACTATAAAATATATAAAATTACTTCTTGAGACTTTTACAACTGATGAAATAATACTATTAAAAGAAAAAACTATTACCGAGGAACCGGTTATATCTAAATCAAAAGTTGTTAAAAAATTCATGGTAAACTTATTTGATTATATTATTAAAGTTTCAAAGGAAAATGAAAAAGTAGCTGTATAATTTATGATATAATAGTAAATATATGAGATATAAAGGAGTGGAGCTTAGTGGATAAGGAACTTAAAGATGCGCTTACGAAATTGCTGGAAGGACAGAATAAACTGGCAGGTGAGGTCGGAAACCTCAAGGGTGAAGTTCAAAAAAATTCAATTAAACTCGAGAGTGTTGAAAAGAAGATTGATACAATAGCAGAGGCGCAAAAGAATCACATGGATCAAAATGAAAAGGCACATAAGGAAATTATTAAACCTCTGGATGAAAAAGTTGATGTAATAGGTCTAGCAGTTAAAAATACATCAAAAGATATGAAAGAATTGAAAGATAAATTTGATAAAGTTGAGAAAGTCACTATTCAAAACACATATGATGTAGCATATTTAAAATCAGCTAAATAAGTTCAATATATAAAAAATTAGCACTTACTTTTTAGTAGGTGCTTTTGTTATATCAAAAATAATGAGAAGGAGAGATAAAAATGGATATAGAAAAAATTAAAAAAATGGGTGAAGAGGATGTTATAGAGGCACTTTTAGGTCAAATGGAGGTACCGACAAAAACTGTTGTAATATCTAGGCTAGGTATACCTATTAAACTTAAAGCTTTGACAGGAAAGCAGATAAGTAAAATAAGGAAAGACAATACTCATTCAGAGAAAATAAAGGGATCTAAGTTCGAAAAAGATGTATTTGATGATGAAAATTTTAATGCTGAGATAATTGAAAAAGCTACTGTATCCCCTAATTGGAACAACGAGAAATTAAAATCCGCATTAAAAGTTAGTAACGGTAAAGAGGTTATAAAAAGACGATTACTGGCTGGAGAAATGGACAATTTAATAGAGCAAATTTTTGATTTGAGCGGTTACAATGATGGGGCAGAGGATATCGAAGATATAAAAAACTCATTAAGTCCAGATACAGACTCAATTTAATGAATTTTCTTTGGGTAAGGCATAATTTAAGGTTCAGAGAATTTTATAATATGCCTGAATATGAGCAGAAACTATATTTGGCCAGTGCTGAACTTGAAATAGAGGCAGAGGAAAAGTTAAAGAAAAAATGATAGTAATGATAACAGGGGAGGAGGTGGTATAATTGGCTGAAAAAGAAATATATCACTTGGACCTGGTTATTGGCATTAAAGGTGATTCTGAAACAAAATCAAAACTTAGTGCCATGGACAGGTACTTTGAGCAGACTCGGAAGAAAGCGAATATATTAAATAAAATGTCAGTATCGCCTACTGCTAGAATAATTGACAAGGCTACCAGCAGAATTGAAAAAATAAATTCATCCTTGAATAAGATAAACAAAATGGTAGCCTCCCCTACAATAAAAATCAAGGATAAAATATCCGGTGGATTAAGCATAATAAGGGGAGGAATAAACAAGACAATAGCAGCAGCCACGTCACTTGAGGGTGCACTTTTAGGTGTCGGCGGTGCCTGGGCAGGAGTAATAAAGCCCATGCAGATAGCTGGTGATTTTGAACAAACTCAGATGGCATTTACTACAATGCTGAAAAGTGCACAGAAAGCTAATTCATTTCTGGCGCAGGCTCAAGGCATGGCAAATAAGACACCTTTTGAATTTCCACAGTTAGCTGATGCAAGTAAGAAGATGCTGGCCTTTGGGTGGAATGTAAAACAGATACTTCCGGACTTATCTACTATTGGTGACGCTGCTTCCGGATTGGGATTAGGTGCTGAAGGAATAAATGAGATCACACTGGCACTCGGTTTAATAATGTTATTTGGCCGAGTTATAAATTGGGTAAAATCGGTGAAAGCTAAATTAATTTTAACATGCTAATACCGAGGTAACTTTATGGATTACGTATAGGCCATAAAGCACCGTAACGCATAGTGAGTGAATAAATATAATCTCACCAAGAGTATCCGATATCTTTATATAAAGATAAAAATATATGCTGGACTGGGCATGAATTGACATGCCGATAACCAATGAGGGAAACCTCCAGATTATGAGGATAAAAAGCCTCATAGATAACAAAATTGCAGATGAAAGCAAAAGGTAGAGTCCAGGGTGATGAGCTCCTTCAACTTACTGAGGCAGGTGTCCCAGCTACTAAAATACTACAGGAGCAATTAGGCCTGACTGCTAAACAGGTTGCCAATATAGGTAATGAGGGAATAGATGCAGACAAAGCTGTAAGGGCACTCCTAACAGGAATGAACCAGAGATTTGGCGGAATGATGCAGAACCAGGCTAAAACTGCACTTGGTCTGATGTCCACATTGAAAGATACATTTGAAAATAAATTGATGAATCCTTGGGGACAAGGACTTTGGAGTGGAATAAAGCCTGGACTATTAAAAGTTACTGATTGGCTTGATAAAAACGATAAAAAGGTTACTGAACTGGGCAATTTATTTAAGAAAGCAGGGCAGACCGTAAGTACGTTTATTGGTGGTGGACTTGAAAAAGCACAGCAGAGATTGAGTAGACTTATGGACAGCAGCCAGTGGAAAAACGCTGACTTTGGAGGAAAAATTACACTTGCATGGGATAAAGTGATTGCCGAGCCGTTCTCAAGTTGGTGGAATGGACCTGGTAGACCGAAGATAAACAAGGTTGCAGGAGGTATTGGATCTGCTATTGGTGGCACCATAGGTGGAGGAATTACCTCATTCCTTGATGCGCTTGGAGGTAAAGATAATAAAAAAACTGGTGCTGCAGGAACTACAGCCGGTACTGCTTTTACAAATGCATTTTTACAGGCTTTCGATACCGGAAAAATAATTGATAAGCTATTGAACACTTTCAAAAATGCCAACTTGAATTTTTTAAAAAATCCGACCGGTGATAATTTTGCCAAAGCTGGGATAATGGACTATATATTGTTTAACTCATTAGGCGGTGCAGCGCTTTTAAAAGGTGGGCTTAAACTTGGTAAAGGTGCATTCAATGTTGGCAAATGGGCGTTTGGTAAGGAAGGGGCCAAAACTGCTGAAGGAGCTGCTGAGAAAATGGCAGGAGCTGCAGGAAGTGCTTCAGCAAAAGCGCCGAGCGCCTTAAACAAAGCGTCTAAAACTGGTGATGACTTAAAACAAGCTGCTCAATCTTTTAGAAATGCTGCCAATGAATCAAAAGCGGCTGAAAGGTTAAGAAAGGCAGGTCAGGATAATTTAAATAAATCTATAAAAAATTATAATGAGCTCGTAAAAAAGGCTAAAGATATAATTGATAAAGGTGGCAAGATACCGGAGGATTTATCAGCTAAAATAAATAAATCAAAGACTAAAGTAGATACTGCAAGGGAAAAAGCTATAAAATACGGTAGAGATGCAAACACCAAAAAAGAAACATATGACACTGCAAGAAGTGCATTTAAAGGAGCCAGGCAGGCTGGCAATGAAACCGGTAATGTAAGTAGGGCATCAAGGTTCTTTGAGTTTGCGGGTAAAGGTATAAAAGGCATCCCCATTGTTGGAGGTGCATTGACACTTGCAGGTGCAGGACTTGATATATTGTCATCTTCTGATAAAAAGAAAGGTGCTTTTGGTGCTGCTGGTAATATTGCTGGTGGACTTGCAGGTGCAAAGGCAGGAGCCACTATTGGCTCTGCATTTGGTCCTGTAGGGACTGGAATTGGTGGAATAGCTGGAGGAATAGCAGGCTCAATTGGTGGAGAAAAGGCTCTTGACTGGATTTATGATAAAACAGGTCCAGCCACTAAATACTTACAAGACAAATTTGGCAATGCCAAGAAATCCATTGAGAGTAAATGGACAAATACAAAAAGTTGGTTTGGATCTAGAGTTGGGACGCCTCTTAAAAATGGAGCTAAATCTGCTGTAAACTTCACTGTTGGGGCTTTTTCTCTGGGCAAAGAAGCCGTTCAAAGGAAATGGGCTCCTGTTGGGCAATGGCTCAGTACTAATGTATTTCAACCTATAAAAGGGCATGCTTCGAGTGCAGGATCATGGATAGCCTCAAGGTTTGGCTCGGCTAAATCATGGGCACAAACTCACTGGTCTAGCTTTTCAGGATGGTGGGGTAAAAATGTATCAACTCCAGTCAAAGGATTCGCTTCAGATGTTGGATCATGGATTGGGCAAAAATTCAGTTCTGCTAAATCTACAGCTCATACTGCATGGGTAGGATTCTCCGGTTGGTGGAGTAAAAATATTGGAGAACCGACGAAAAGTATTGCAACTGACGTAGGAAGTTGGATAGGAGATAAGCTCAGTGGAGCAAGAACAACTGTAGAAAGTGCATGGTCTGATTTTTCTACTTGGTTCAAAAAACACATAGGAGGACCTGCTTATGCACTTTTAGAAAAAGTTATGGGTAAAGGAGAAAGTGTAACTGGATTACACACAAAGGCTAATGGTGGTATAGTAAATGGCCCGGAGGTTACTTTAATCGGAGAAGCAGGAACTGAAGCAGTAATCCCTCTGTCAAGTGCCCGAAGAAACCGAGGATTAAGTCTCTGGCAGCAGGCGGGGCGAATGTTAGGTGTCAGAATGTTCGCCAATGGTGGTATTGTTGGAAGTGGCCAAACTCAAAACAATAAGGCCGTAAAGGCTGCTGCAAGCATATCAACATCAGTTGCTTTAGGTAATACTCCATTAGATCAGTTTAAACAATATGGTACTCAAATAAATAAAAACTTGAGTGCTGGAATAAATGAATCCAGCAAGATACCGAACAATTCCGTAAACAAGGTTACTGATACATCAAAGGGAATTTTGAATAATTTTTCGCAGAAGGGACATGTTTATGGAGTTGCGGTAAATAATGATATTGCTTCAGGAATAAATTCAAGCATGGGTAATGTTACAGGCATGGTTAAGACTCTTACGGACAAGGTAATAACACAATTTAAAACTGGATTTGGAATACATTCTCCAAGTAGAGTATTCTACAAGCTGGCACAATTCATCCCACAGGGTTTTATAAATGGATTGACTTCCAAGGATATGGGAGCGTTTATAAAACACTGGATAGGTGATATCTCATCCATGGCCGGTGGTGCTATGAGTGGAAATGTATCCGCATGGCTTACTGCCGCGCTTGGAATTACGGGCACTCCAATGAACTGGTTATCTGGGCTATTAAGACTTACACAAGCTGAATCCGGCGGAAATCCGTTGGCACGAAACCCGCAAAGTGTAGGAGGGGAACATGCTACAGGATTACTTCAAACACTTCCGTCTACGTTTGCTGCTTATGCCGTGAAAGGACTCAATAACATCTTAAATCCTATAGCAAATGCAGCAGCCGCCATAAATTATATAAAATCCACTTATGGGAGTGTGTATAATACACCACTGTTCAAGGGTGGAAGCTATGTAGGATATGCAACTGGTACAGACAACGCAAAACCAGGACTTGCACGAATAAATGAAAAAGGCTGGGAGTTTGTGGACTTTACTGGTGGAGAAAATGTACTCAATCATAATAAATCTGTGGGCCTCATGGAAAGGGCTGCAAGCTCCCTAAATAGGGTAAGAAGTGCTGTATCTGGGCTTGGATTAAACAATACAAGGGATATTCCGGAAAGTTCTTCAGATCCTGTATATTATACTTCTCAACCACAGATGGCCATGGCCGGAGCCAGCTACGGAGACATAAATGTGGATGTGGAAAACAACTTCAACGATAGCACGGATGTTGATGGAATAGTGGAAAAGGCAACAGTACAGTTTGCAAGGCAACTAAAGGCAGCCTTACTGAATAAGAAAAAATAAGGGGTGATTTTTTGGACTTTAGCAATATAGCTGATATTACCAATAAAATGATACAAAGCATATCCGAATCTGTAACAACAGCACTTGACAGAATAGAAAGTAGTGATTTTGATGTCTATTTGACGAATACCAAGGATAATGATACATTCCACTTTCCGGTTAACCCATTGAGTCTGACAGTAAATCGTGAGAAAAAATACAATACTGTGGAGATAGTCGACATTGGAGAAATAGATGTCAATGACAAGGGTACCAAAATACATGAAATAAGCATAGAAACATTGATTCCGGATGTATATGAACCTTACTGCAGGTATACAGATATACCCAACTCAAAAGATGCCATTGAGAAACTTGAAAAGTGGCAGAACCAGGTGGAACCTCTAAGGCTGATTATAACCGGTATAGCCTTTAACAATCTGGTTAATCTAGGGACTATGAATGAGGAAGTAAAGCCAGAAGGCTTGTACAATGGCAAATATTTTACTTTTACGTTCAGGACCTATAAAGAGTTAAAGGTTGAACTATACAATCCCTCTAGTTCGACATCACTTAAAAACAACAGGACCACTGCCACAGCAAGTAGCAGAACTTATACTGTGAAATTCGGAGACAACCTCTGGAATATTGCAAAATGGTGGTGGGGAGATGGTGCCAGATGGCCGGATCTCTATAACAAAAATAAAAGTATTATAGGATCCAATCCGAACCTCATCTATCCTGGACAAAAGCTGGTGATACCATGAATGTAATCTTGAATGAAAAGTACGAACTGAAGAATGTAAATGAGGGCATAACTCTACAGGAAAGTCTTGATAGTATTGCCTACAGTGCCACTATAATTCTTCTGGATACTGATGAGTTGAGAAAACTGAACATAAAGAAAAAAGACAGGCTGAGGATAGTCGATATACATGCCGAGAAGAATCAGCCCACGAATCTCTTTGACGGTGTTGTATGGGAAGTTGTAAGAAGTAAAAAGAACAGGACACTTACAATAACCGGCAGGGAGAGGACTGTATTTATGGAAGAATCCGAAGATGATTTTCTGCTTCCTGCAGGACAGACTGCAACACAAAGGATAACAAAGTATGCCAAGGACTGGAATATACCTATAGCAAGTTTACTAAATACAAAAATAAAGCTTGAGAAGGCTCAACAGGGCGGACAGAAGTTACTTGACCGGATAGACGCAGACCTTAGAGAAACCGCACAAAAAGGCGGAAACCTCTACAAAATAAGGATGCTCGACAAACTCAACATAATTCAGCTTGGAAGCAACAAAAATATATGGAAACTTGAAACCATTGCAGATGATATCGAAACTACGAGCAGTCTTGAGAGTGCAGTTACAAGGGTGAAAGTTTTAGGCCAGGACAAGGATGATGGAAAAGCCACTCCTGTTATAGGTGTTTATTCCAAGGACGCTGACAAATACGGTACTCTGCAGAAAATCCTCCAGGATGAAAAAGTTACAAATGCAACGCAGGCAAAAGCCAAGGCTGCAAATATGTTTAGCGACGGTAAGGAAGTTATCCATATAACCTGTAACAAGGATGTAAATACAATAAGGTCCGGTGATGCAATAATGGTAGATGGTGTTACATGGTATGTTATGGATATTACTCATAACATGAATATACCTTATACCATGGACATAAATGCGGGAAAATCGTTGTATATAAGGAGGGCATTTTATTCAGATGAGTAGTGAAAATGAAATAGCGGATCTAGCAAGTGTTATACATGGGAACAGTAGAGAAATTGCTGGAAAGGTGGCAGGTAATACCGGATTTAGTATGGCACTTGGAACCATTACGGAAACGGGACTTGTACTTGACAATTTCAAATATGAATTAACTGATTATATGGTGCTCGACTATCTGGCCATGGATAAGGACTATTTTACTGGGACTGATGTGGCCGGTGGAGAATACAGCCATTCACACAGGGTAAAAACTCCGGATGGATTGAAGCCTTTGAGTGTAGGTGACAGAGTGCTTGTAGCCACAATAGGGGCGCAGAATATAGTTGTGGGGAGAGTGAAGGAGGGTGAGCTAGATGCCTGACTTGTTTCCGGATAATATGAATTATTCTGATGATACGATAGATATTTCTAATTCCGATACCGAATACAAGGGCTCTTATAAGTTTGACTTTGATAAGGGTGAGTTTGTAAAGAATCCTGATGGAACAATAAAAAAATGTGATGATGTTGAGGCATACAAGCAGTGGTGCCAGCTGGCAATGTCAACACCAAGAGGGCTGCTTGGGTATAGTGATCTATTTGGTCATGAGCTCAATACTTTGGCAGGTACACAATATTCAAAAGAAGCTGTGGAACTTGAAGTAAAAAGAATGACTCAGGAGGCTCTTATGGTGCATCCGAGAACCAAGGATGTTACTAATTTTAGCTTTACTTGGCAGGACAGCGGAGAATTGTACTATGAATATACTGTAGTTACCGTGGATAATATTTCCCTTAACTTGGATAATACAACGAAAGCGGGTGATTAAATGGAAGATTTGCAAATACCGGATTTCCTGAATGAAAATGCAGACATAATACATGAAAGAATGCTTGAAAAATCTCCCAAAGATGTGAACACTATTGAGGGAGATTTTTTCTGGAATAATACAAGGCCTGTAGCCGAGGAAATTGCAGCAACAAAACAACTGCAGCTTGCACAAATATTGAGGTTCGCATTCGTTCAGTATAGCAGCAAACCATATCTTGAACTAATTGGAGGACCTCTTGGTATTGTGAGGAATGCCGCCACTTACACACATGATACTCTAAAAATTGAAGGAGTACCGGGAACTGTGCTTCAAAAGGGCAAAGTGGCGGGAACGCCAAGCAGTGATGATGTAGAAAGTATAGAATTTGAGTTTCAGGAGACAAAAACCATAGATGATACTGGGGTAGTTGATATAGAGGTACAGTGTACGCAGCCGGGTACTATAGGAAATGTTAAGGCTGGCAGTGTAACACTTATGATAACTCCTATTAATGGAATTAAGAGTGTGACCAATGAGAAAAATTTTACAAATGGTACTGATGAGGAAGATGACGACCACTACAGGGAAAGAATACTGGAACAGATGCGTGCGCCGGCGACCAGTGGAAACAAAGCACAGTATAAAATATGGGCTAGAAAGGTAACTGGTGTAGGAGATGCCAAAGTAGTTCCCCTCTGGAATGGCAATGGTACAGTAAAAGTTGTAATCATAAATGCCAACAAAAGAGCAGCAGACAGTGAATTGGTTCAAAAAGTTAAGGACTATATAGATCCAGAGCCTGAAGCCCATGGAGAAGGGCAGGCACCAATTGGGGCAACCTTGACAGTTGTATCTGCCACAGAAAAGGCAATAGATGTAACTGCCAAAGTTGTACTTGCAAATGGATATACCATACAGCAGGTCCAGGATACTTTTATTGCAAACATACAACAGTATCTGAGTGACTTGGCATTTAATTCAACTTACGTGAGCTATGCGAAGGTCGGAAGTCTGCTTTTAAATACAGCCGGAGTTGTAGATTACAATGACTTGACCGTAAATACTAAAACCGTAAATGTGGCACTGGCGGATGAAGAAATACCTGTTGCAGGAACTATAAGTTTAGGGGTGTGATAAATGGCATATCCGGAAAGCATTGATAAATTTACAGAAAAACTCAATAAACTTGATAATAATACCTATGTAATTGAAGAAGAGGTTGAAATTGTAGACGGTGTATATGAAGGTGAACTTGAACATGATAATGTGAGTTTGCCTTCTATTAATGTGTACACGGGGTCAAAATTAACAGGTACCAAAATAGAAAATGTTATTGTCTCCACTCCAAGCCTTACACCATGGAAGAATACAATCAAGATATTCTCTGATGTATCTCCTGTTTATATAACCTACCAAACCCAGGGTGATACTGTGGAAGCAGAGGACATAAATAAAGCCCAATACAGCATTGTGAATACCCAAACTGAGGTTGATAGGTATAAGGATTCTAATGATAACAGGGTATCAAATGATGAAGTGAGACTTACAACTGTGGAGAATAACAAAGCTGAAAAAACTTATGTTGATACCGAACTTAACAAGAGATACCTGAAATCTGAAACTTACAGCAGGGAAGAAACCGACCAGAGAATACAGCTGGTTGTGGATGCCGCACCTGAAGCGCTTGATACCTTGAAGGAAATTGCAGATTCCTTGAACAACGATCCTGATTTTGCTGCAACAATTACAACTGCACTTTCTAAAAAAGTGGATAAAGTAGATGGAAAACAGCTTTCTACAGAGGATTACACAAGCGAAGAAAAGGATAAGCTTGCAGGGATAGAGGGTGGAGCAAACAATTATGTTCATCCTACCACGCACCCAGTGTCAATGATTACAGGATTATCAAAAGTTGCTACGAGTAATAATTATAATGACCTGAATAATAAGCCTAGTATACCAACGGCTCTTCCAGCAGATGGAGGTACTAGTTCATTTTTAGGTAATGCAGTTAATGTTGATAATTATAATGCACTGAATCCTTCAGTAATAACTCAAGGCAATATAACGCCCATAAAAGCTCCAAACACAGCAAATGCACCTTGGAATAATACTACAGCAGGTTTATTAATTCAAAGCAATGATTCAGACAGCTTTCATATAATCATATTTAAAAGTGGTGGTGGTGGATGGGCGTATCGTTCTTATTATAAAGGTACATGGTCAGACTGGAAGATATGGTCAACTTTTAGTGGAAGTTATAATGATCTGAGCAATAAACCAAGCATTCCGGCAAAAGTATCCCAATTGGTTAATGATAGTAAGTTTGTAACTCAAACAGACTTAGGAAATGCTGGCTATGGCGATATGCTGAAAAGTGCCTATGACAAAGATAACGACGGTGTAGTGGATTCAGCAGAAACGGTTCCATGGAATGGGATAAGTGGCAAACCGAGTACATTTGCTCCAAGCAGTCATACACACAGCATTTCCAATGTAACAGGATTGCAGGCAGCTCTGGACAATAAAATGGCAAAAGGTCCTGTGACCTGGAATGATTTGAAGGGGGTGTGATGTATGTATGGTACTGAAAAGTATGGCACTGCCGGATATTCACAAGAACAAGAAATATCACCTGAAGATGTTAATCCATATAAACCTAACCTGTTAAAATACATTACACCACTTTTACGTGATGTACCTGAGTTTAAAGCATGGAATGAGGGATGTGGTTATGAGATTGGACTCCTAAAATATTGTGGTGACGAGTTATTAAAGCAGTTATTTGTAGATACAGCAACATGGGGTCTTATATACTGGGGAAATCAATATGGTATTCCAATAAATTTAAACAAAAGCTACGAGGATAGGCGAGAAGTCATAAAAGCAAAAATGAGGGGCTCCGGCACAACTACAGTACAGATGATAAAAAATACTGCAGAAGCTTTTAGTGGTGGAGAATGTAATGTAATTATACATCCTGAGAATTATTCTTTTACAGTACAATTTATAGGCATAAAGGGTATTCCAAAGAACATGGAAGCATTTAAACAGATGCTTGAAGATATCAAGCCTGCGCATTTGGCTTATGATTTCAAATACACTTACACAGTTTGGAACTTCTTAAAGGACAAAAACCTTACATGGGATCAGGCCAAGACCAATACATGGAATGGCCTTAAAGTTTATGATGGATAGGAGGAAGATGAATGCAAACAACAACAAATTACGGATTAAAAAAGCCGGAGGGTACAGATGTAGTAAATATAGATGATTTTAATACAAATGCTGATACTATTGATGCTGAATTGAAGAAAAGAGTTACAACATCTGATTACATTAGAAGCCCTGGTTATGTGGTTGACACAGGAACAGCCAATGCCTATGTAGTAACACTTAATCCTGCGCCTACAGCTTACGCAGATGGTATGGCTGTGACAGTTAAAATCAAGACAACTAATACAGGAGCAAGTACACTTAATATAAATGGACTTGGGGCAAAAACGATATTGGATAGCCACGGAAATGCACTTGCAGCTGGCAAACTAAAAGCAGGATTGCCATATACATTCAGATATAATGGCACAAATTTTATATTACAGGGTGAAGGGGGTGAATATGGAACAGCCACCCAAGCAGATGTATTGAATACTGTAACATTTGGAACAGAACAGGGACCTAAACAAGGTACTATGGATTTGAGTAATCTTACACCAGAGAATATTAAAAAATATGTAAATATAAATAATGTAGTTGGTTCTTATACATTTAGTTACTGGACTATAACACAGTCTTTAGAAGGACGTAGAACGGATCTAGCAGGCTGTGGAGCACAATCTTCAGCACTTGCCTTTGGTGGACGTTATAATGAGTATTTAAATACAACAGAAAAATTCAATGGAATTTCTTGGGCTTCTACAGCAGTATTAAATCGAATTAGATATTCATTAGCAGGTTGTGGTGCACAATCGTCAGCACTTGCCTTTGGTGGGGATAGTGGTAGTGGTATAGTAGAAACAACAGAAAAATTTAATGGTTCTACTTGGGCTACCACAGGAAGTTCAAATGTAAAAAGGTTTAGTTTAGCTGGATGTGGTTCACAAGATGCAGGTTTATCTTTTGGTGGTTATAATGGTACTAATCAGGTAGCAACAACAGAAAAATTTAACGGAAATACCTGGAGTACTACTGGAAATATGAGTTCTGCTAGGTATAACTTGGCAGGTTGTGGAACTCAATCAGCAGGATTAAGTTTTGGTGGTACTACCGGAGGTACCCTATTAGCAACAACAGAAAAATTCAATGGAACTACTTGGAGTACTACAGGTAATTTAGGTATCTATAGACAACAATTAGCTGGATTCGGTGATCAAATATCTGCTGTATCTTGTGGTGGACAAATAAGTTACCCTCATGTTGTTTCCACAGCAGAAAAATTTAATGGTGTCGGATGGTGGTGTACTGGTTTTCTAAATTTGGCTAGGTATGGTTTAGCGGGATGTGGAACTCAATCAGCAGGATTAAGCTTTGGTGGTGCCGATGGAAAAGATACGGTAGAATTTACAGAATGGTTTAGCGAGAATTAGCAACAAGAGGTAGGTGAAATGAATGTTAGATAGTAGTGCAAAATTATCCGATATAATAGCATCGTTACAAGAATCAGAAGGAATTAATCAAAAAGCAGAATTAAAAAGTAATTTAACAGCTCAAGATGTAGAAGTTTTAGATGCTGATGATATGGCTACTTTAGTTAGTAAAGTTAAAGATATAAAACATTTTAAGTTAGGTATTACAGAAATAGTAGATAGTAGCCATCCTACAACTGATGCCCCTACAGATTTACCATATATACAATTAGAATTCTACTCTAAGATAATAGTTAAAGATTATTCTGCAATACAAGTATTAGAAAATGAATCAACTAATATTTTTGATCATGTTACAACAGATAAATCTGTAGATGTTGAATCTCTTTTTATAGCACCAACTAGAAATTTAAATGGCAATACAGATTATAAAGTAATATTGCCAAAAGGTTGTATACAAGATAAATTTAATAATGAATTTAATGTTATGGAATATGATTTTCATACAACTGCAAATACTCCTGTTTGGTTATCTTATGGTAATTTAAATATAGCCAGAGGTAGTTTAGGAGGTTGTGGAACACAATCAGCAGGATTGTCATTCGGTGGAACTAATAATGGTGTTGGTTTAAATATTACAGAAAAATATAATGGTACTTCATGGGCATCTTCAAACGATTTAAATGCTCCTAATTATGAATTAGCAGGATGTGGATACAATAATGCAGGATTAGCATTTGGAGGCCATAATGGTACAGGTATATTATCATCTACACAAAAATATAATGGTACTGTTTGGAGTGGAACGGGTTATTTAATTCAGGGCAGATATCAATTGGCTGGATGTGGTAATCAATCAAATGCATTAAGTTTTGGAGGTGCAACAAGTGGTAGCGTAGCAACAACAGAAAAATTTTTAGAAATAGGATGGTGTATAACTATTAATTTAAATGTTGCAAATAATACATTAGCAGGATGTGGAAATGGATATGCTGGATTAGCGTTTGGTGGTTATGGTAGTAGCAACTATTCAAGTATGACTGAAAAATTAGGAGGAAATTAAAATAATATGAAAAATAATGTAATGAGTAATTTAACAAATAATTATATGAAAAGTATAAAGGATTCGGAATTATTAACTAATGATTTATTAGTTAAATTAAATGATATGATTCCAGAATTAAGACATGATTTTGATACACAAACAATATGGAGGACAGAAACAGAAATACGTTGCTCAGTTCTCAATGGAAAAGATTTTCCTGATAATGCTTCTAAATATCATCAGGCAAAGTTAGAACAAACAGTTTTTTTTGATCAATTATTGCAACTTGCGTTTCAATTTAGGAAAAAACAGCAAGAGCTTGATATTAAAGAGGCTGAAATAGAGGAACTAGAGGATTTAAAAAACATAGAAGGAATTAAACCTTATAGAGATAAGAAGATTCAAGCACAAATAAATATAAAAAAGATTGAAAAACAGGAAATAGTATATGGGCTAAATAACATGAAAAAACAAGGGGAAGAACGAATGAGGGAACTTATTGTTTGGTCTAAAGTTAAAGGTGAGTTAGACGATGGTTCATTTGATATAGATAATAAAGATACTAATGAATTAGTATCCTTGACAAAGAGATACATTCAAGAAGCATATAGTGTTGTAAATATGACAGGAGGTTCACAGGATACAGCAGGGTACAATAATATAATTGCACAATTTGTAAGCCTAT